GAAAGAAAAAGAAAACTTAACTTACCAGACAACCCACTAGATGAATTATTAAAGGACAAAAAATAATGGAAGAAGAACAAAACATACAACCTATAGAAAATAAAAATGTGCCAGAAGAGATGTCTGGAATGCTCACTACTAGAGATGGTGTATCTGTAGACCCTTTTAACTCTCCTACTCCAGGAGAAAGTTTAACTTTATCTCCAGATACTAAGTTTCCATGGGAAAGACCACCTCAATATACTGAAGTTAGACCATACATAGAAGATATATTTTTAGCTATAACAGAAGAAGATAAATATATTGAGTTGTTAGGTATGTATTTAGACAATACTCCTATTGATGAAATAGTTCAAATGATACTTTACACTTCTATGTCTAGTGGTAAAATTAATCCTGATTTAATGTTGCTTTGTATTGAGCCATTAATGTATCTTTTAATTGCAATAGCAGAACAAAATGATATTGAACCTGTTATTTATGAAGATGAAGATGAAGATTTTGATGATGAACAAAAAGAATTATATATGGAAGAGTCAGAAAAAACTTTAAGTGATATGAAACCTAAACAAATTAGAAAGTCCAGTGTTGAGCCTTCACTACTTGCAAAAGTAAAAGAGTTACCAACAGCAGAAGAACTTGGGGTAGATAATGAACAAGAAGAAGAGGAAGCAGAATAATGTCAATTGATTTAAAAAAAGCAGCAAAACTAGCACTCGCTGCAGGTGCTACATATATGGCAGTTAAAGACCCTGATGGAGCTTTACAAGTTGCAGGTGATTTAGCAGGTGATGCTGTAAAACAAAAAGAAGAGTTAATACAACAAAGAGGTGAACAATTAGCCAAAGATAAAGAATATTTTAGACAACGAGCTGACTTATTATTTGCAAACAGACAAGAACAGTACAGAGTAGACGCTGAAAAAACTAGTGAAATGAATGATGCTTTACAAAGCTTAGCTTCTTCATCAGCTCTTGGAAGCACAAAAAGAGAAATCGCTTTAGGTGCGTTAGCTGTTAAAGGTATCATACCTTCTACTGGTACAAAAATAGAAATAGGTAGTGGTTTAGATTTACAGTTACAAAATGAAATGGCTAGAATTCAAGAAGTAGTAGGAGAAGATGGAAAAGTTACAGGTTATAAATATATCGGTAATGCTATGCCTGTTAAACCAAAACTAGAAGATTTCTATGATGAAAGTTTAATTACTCAAGCTCAAGAAGATATATCTAAAGGAACTTTTTCTACTTTCTCTCAAAAACTACTAGGTAAAGAAGATAAAGGTGCTGATGTTTTAGCACAACTAGAAAAAGATATGAATAGTGGATATCAGAAAGCTCTTGATTCTCCGTTCCGTAGTAGTGATGAAAGAGTAGAAGTAGATTTTAAAGCTAGACCAGAATCTTCTGATGAAGAAACATCAGTTGTTGGAACAGCTATAATTAGTAAAAACTCTGGTGAGACTATAAATTTAAATATCCCAGCTGCTTTTCCTTTAATATATCAAGATGACGACCTTCTTACATCTGACCAAAAAAGTGATAAAGCATCACAAACAGCTATTTTTAACAGAATAGAAAATAATTTTAAATCTCAAACAGATGACCAATCTAGTGCTTTTGTTCAAGATACATTTAATGCTATTCAAGCTACTCTTCCTAAAGCTGATTTAGAAGTTCTTTCTGATTATGCAGGAAGTAAAGTACTAGGAACTAAAGCAGAAGGTGCTCATTTATATAATAGAACTCAAACTTTAATAATGGAAATAGCAGAAGCTAATTATCATAAAGCTGGATGGGAAACAGGTAATGATGCTGATAATAATAAACAGGCATTACTTCAAAGATTAGAATTTGAATTACCTAGAAGAATTATTAGTTTAAGCACAGATACTTTAGGACCTGATAATCCAGTAGAAGGAACTTATGTTATTCCTGCACATGTTTTACCTCTGTATGTTGGTTTGCCTGACAAAGTAAAATCAATAGATGGTACAAATGTAATGGTAGATACTATACCATACTTACAAGAAGAGCTAAATAAAACTTTAGAACAATTTGGAGAAGATAAAGGAAGAACAATGGCTGCTGTTTCTACTATTTTAGATGCTAAAGTTGCAGAAATATTATATCCTCAAGAAGCAAGTGAAATTAAATCTGAAATTCCAACTGTTTCTGAAGATGGTCAAGAATATACTATAGGTGGTGAAACAGATTCATTTAAAAATTTACAAGATGAAATATCAAAAATGGATGAAGCACAAAAAAGTGCTATACCTTCTTCAGTTATGGAACAATATAATATATGGTTAGGAACTCAACAAACTGGAGCTGATACTGCAGGTGCTCCAGAAGTAGTTGATAAAAAATCTGTAGATAATCAAATGCAAGAAATTGTTCCAGATGTTTCTAAAATGAACTTAGCTGAAGCTATGGAAAAAAATTTAGTAACAGCTGATTATCTTAATAATTTATCTTACGACGCTCCAGGCGGTGCTCAACAAGAAATGTTTAGAACTGGTGGTAATAACATGATGAGTGTTGGAGACGTTATAACTACTCAAGATGGAACAAAATATGAGTCTTATCCTGATACAGTAGTAAATGAGTTTGATAGACCAGTAACCACTATTAGATTTAGACCAATCACAGAAGAATAATATGGATAATAATAGACCTTTCTACATGAAGAGTTTAGAAAGTTCTTCTGTAGAATCTCCTATAATAGAAGAAAAAGAAGAGAAAGATACTAACAGACCTTTTTATATGAAAGAAGCTGATACTAGTATTGTTTCTCAACCTAGTATAGATGAACCCACTGCTTTAAGAAAAGCTCAATATGGAGCTGCTCAAGAAACTTATTTACTTGGTGATGTAGGTAGACTTACATATGCTGCTTTTAGTCCTAAAACTATACAACAAATAGAAAGAGAAAGACAGCAAAAAATATTTGAAGAGTTTCCTGAATTTAAAGATGGTAAATATGACGCAGATGCAGCTGTATTAGGTGGTCGTGCATTAGTTATGGTTACTGACCCAGTTTATTTAGCTATGCCTTGGGCAAGAGCAGCTCAAGCAGGAAGAGCTTACAAAGGATATAAAAAATATGCGGCAGCTACAGCAGCTACTGCAGGTTTAGGAGCAGCAGTTGGTGGTGGTACTACAGCCCTAAAAAAAGGTGCAACTGGTCAAGAGTTAACAGGTAGTGATATTTTATTTGGAGCTACAGCAGGTGCTGTTCTTTCTCCTGTAGCTATGGGTGTTAGTGCTGGTGTAAGTAAAGTTGCTGGTAAAGTAGCACCTAAATTTTTTGGTGGTGATAAATTAAAAGAAGAAGCTGTTGCAGAATTACTAAAAAAGAACCAAATTCAAAGTTTAAACTTATCACAAAAACAACTAGACCAAGTTAAAAAAATAAGTAGCCTTCCTGAAATAAAAAGACTATTTAAAGAACTTGCTGCAGAAGATAATAACTATCTTAAATTTATTTTACCTAAACAAAATATAATAAAAAAGATAAATGAGTTAGGTTTAAAATCTGATGACCCAAAAGCTTTACAAACTTTAATAAAAAATTTAAGTTCAGCTGAAGTAAAACTTTTAAAAGAAGCAGGAGTAAAAAAAGCAGGTCCAAATTCAGTTGCCAGAGCACTAAATAAACAAATTAAACTTGGAATAGAACGACAAGCTAAAAAAGAATATGATTACAATGTAGCTGTAATAGAACAAATACATGCTATAGGTGGTTTAAAATCTCAAATAGGAAGAGCTTTAGCAGTTAACTTAACAAGACCGATTATAGGTGCTGGTATGGGAGCTGGTGCTGGAGTTATATGGGCTGATTCAGAGGATGGTTTTCAAAATTATGTAGCTGCTGGAGCTTCATTAGGTCTTGCTAGTAGAGCACTAAGAAGTGGAATGTTAAAAGGTATTCCAAAAAATACTCAGATAGAATTTTCAACTCAACTATTAAAAAATTATATAAGTAATTTTGGAAGAGTACTTGAAGGAGCTAATAGATTTAATTTAGGATTAGCAACTAGTCAATCTACAAAACTTTCTGCAAGGGGTGGAGTGGTAGATGAGTTTTCTACTATGATGTTTCCTAAATTTGATACCACTGTAAGACTAGACGCAGCAGGTAGAGTTATAAAAGGAGAAGGTGCTAGACTTACAGGATATTCACAAAATATAGAATCATCTACTCAAAAAACATTTCAAACGTTTGTAAGAGCTATTTATGGTAAAGACGGAGTTCTTCGTAATACCACATTACAACAACAAGAAGAAGCACTTGCTATTGTAAGAGGAGCAAAAGGAACATTTTCAAAAGAATCTCAAGACTTAGCTGTAAGAATAAAAGATTTTTTAGGAAGTTTTAGAACTTACTACAATCAAGTAGGTATAAAAGAGTCTGAAATTATAGCTAATTACTTTCCAAGAAAAATTAATTTTGCAATAGTTAATCAATCTAAAGAAAGCAAGTTAGCTTTTTTAAAAGATATGGGAAAAGTTTTCCAAAATATAACTAAAAATGCTAGTGCAAAAAATCCAGTTAGAATAGGGACAAAAGCAGATGGAACTCCTATTACTGTTACTAAACCACTAAAACCAGCAGAAGCTAAAAAAGCCGCTGAAAAATATTTTGAAGGACAAACAGCTTCGTTTGAAAGACAACTGTTAGATAAAACTGCATCACAATTAACAGACACAAAATCTAAATCTAAATTTATTTTACCTCTCAGTGAACACATTAATAAAGAAAGAATACTTCAAGGTTCTTATGATGATGTAGAAAAAATAATGGAAAAATATTTAATAAATGATGTGGGTGCTGTTCTTTCTGATTTAGTAAGAAATAGTGTTAAGTCTGTAGAGTTTGCTAGAAAATTTGGAGCTGAAGGACAGTTATTAAAAGGATATTTTACAAGACTTAATGACCAATACAAAAAAGAATTTGGTGTTAAAAGTATAGATGATTTATCTTTATCTGCTAAAACAAAATTGGATGGTGATAAAGAAGCTATAGTTAATGCTGTTAATTCTTTTTTTGGTAGACACGGAAGAGTTGGTAGTCAAGTTGAAAGAAATATTATAGCTACTCTTTCTACTCTTGGTAACTTTACTATGATGGATAAAGTTACTATAGCCAACCTTGGTGATTTAGTTCAACCTATGCAAAACAGTAGATGGTTTGGTTCTTGGTTACAAGGAGCTTATAGAACTTCACTAAGAGCTAGAAACGAAAAAGGTGGAGCACAGGATTTAGCAATAGCAGATGATAATTTAGCTAGAACTTTAATGAGAGATATGTTTACTGGTGCTGAGCAAGGTGGGTATACTAGATATTTAGATTTAATTGGTCAATCTAATGAAAAATTTTTTAGATATATAGGATTAGAAGGTATAACTAGTCTTGCTAGAAGATATGCTTTTAATGTAGGTTTAGTTGACGGTCACAAAACAGCTAGAGCTTTAGCTATAAAAGCACGACAAAATAATGCTAAATCTTTAGATGAGTTACAAAATATAGATAGAGTTACTCTTGAAGACATAAGACATTTAAGTACTTTAGGTATTAATTCTTTTGATGATATACTTAAAATAGGTTCTTTTAGAAATCTTGATGATGCTCTTGGTGATGATGTAGCTAAATCAATACTAAATAAAATAGGTTCAAAGACTGCTGATAGAGATGCTATCATACCAACTGTAGGAAACAGATTACTTTTTACACAAACAAGAAATCCTATGTTAAGAATACTAGGTCAGTTTAGTTCTTGGGCACAAGCAAAATCTTCACAAACAAATGCTCTTATAGCCAGAGCAGAAAGTGCTGAACAAGCTCAACTATTTAGAATGTTAGGAGCTTTAACTGTTTATGGTGCTATTTATAATTTAAGAGAATTTGCAAGATACGGTGAAATTAAAACTGATGTAGAAACAGATACTGATAAGTGGCTTGGACATGCTTTAAATTTATCTGGTAATCTAGGATGGCTACCTACTAGTGTCTTAAATCAAACTGTTGGTTATGGTTCTGAAAATGTATTAGAATTTTTTCCAGGAGCTAGTATTATAAATGATATAGGTCAAACAACAGTGGGGGCAATAACTGGAGATTATGATAAAGCAGTTAGAAATCTTTATAAAGTAATCCCACTACCAACAATAAGAGCAGCTTTAGATAGAGCTGGTGTTCCATTTGTAATATATAAAGAACCATTTAACTATCAACAACAAATAAAAAGACAATCTGCTTCTAGACCTGGAGACTCTTTAAGATATAACAAAGGTGGATATGTTAAACAATTAGTAACTAAACTTAAGGAAAATAAATAATGACACAGCAAATGTCAAGTAAAACATTGTTATCACAATTTGGTCAACAACCAACTCGTCGTGTAAGTTTTTTAGATGAATTTATGAGAGTGGGTGATAGGATGTATGGTAAACTTAATCCTGGAGCAGAAAGATTATCTACATTTGGTAGGACTGGAGCAGGTAGAGTTACACCTTTAGATAGTATAGAATACTTTGGAAAAATTAGTGCTAACAAAGGAGCTAATATAGATGCTGAAAAGTTTAAAGAAACTATCAGAAAAGCAGAAGGACTTAGACTTGAGCCTTATAAAGACAAAGATAAATATTCTATAGGTTACGGACACTTACTGGTAGATGGTCCTACTGGTAATATTTCTGTTGATAGAATAGATAAAAAAGATGCAGAAGCTTTACTAGAAAAAGATGTTCAAGTAAGATTAAAAGAAGTTAATCGTTTACTACCAGATTTTAAAAACTTTCCAGAAGATGCACAACAAGCTATCTTTAGTGAATATTATAGAGGTTCAATAGGTCAAAGTCCTGTTACTCGTAAACTTATAAATCAAGGAAAATATGCAGAAGCCGCAAAAGAATTCTTAAACAATAAAGAATATATAGATGCTGATAAAAATAAAATGGGCGGTATTAAAAAAAGAATGGAAGCTGTATCAAATGCTTTAATGAAAATGTCAGAAAAACAATTTCTTAATGATATAGTATTTCCAAAAAGAAAACCATTTAGTATGGGTGGTGCAGCTCCTGGTCGAGGAACAAGTGTTGGACGAGGAGGCTTAGGTTCTGGAGGAAATAAAGGTAATAAAGGTGATAGAAAAGGTGTTAAAAGTATGAGAGACAGTGGAATGGTCTCAACATCAACTGGATACGGCCCAGCAGGTGCAGGCGGTATGGCACAAGGACCTAGTGGTAATCAAGGTAATCAGCAAGGTAATCAACCAGATACCACAGAAGATACTACGACAGTAGAAACATTCACTCCAACATATGAAAAAGAAGACGATGATGATACAAGTTTAGTTAAAGAGTTGAAAGAAAAATATACTTTTGATTTGTTCGGTGAAACTTATGTAGGATATAAAAGTCCTGAATCAGGATTTAATGTAGGTGTTACAGGAGGTCTTGATTCTGTAGGAGTTGGTGTAGGTATTTCTTTTAAAAAGGGCGGTCTGTTAGATAGAAGCTCTAAAAAATAATTGACAAACTACTATTTTTATGGTATAATAAA